ACTTGCCATCTCAGCGGCTGTGTCAAAGTCAGTCGCACGAGTTAAAACCGTGCCACCTGTTGCCCATGTATAGATACCATTGTTGGCTTGTGTGGCTTCATTCTTCACAAGAACACGATCACCATTCAAGAGCGTGTAGCCATCCAAAACAGTCAAGGCAACCGACAAGGTCAAAGTAGCACCAACACCAGCCGTGCCGTTGTTGTACGTTACCGTTCCACCAGTAATTGATGCAAGCGTTCCAGTAGTAGCCGCCGCGCAAGATGCATGGACATGAAGACCCTCAGCCACCGCATCTACATACTGCTTGGTAGCCAACTGCAATGCAGACGTTGGGTCTTGAGTCACCGCAACAGAAGTCAGACCACCCAGCGTCAAACTAGATGCACCCAAAGCAATAGCCGTCGTACCAACAGTCACTGACGAGTTGGTTAGACTTGCATTGGCAATGTTTGTCAGCGTATTGCTTGATCCACTGATTGTTTTGTTGGTCAGCGTCTGAGTACCAGTCAGCGTAGCTACAGTTGAATCAATTGCAATGGTAACTGCGGTAGATCCGTTGTAGGACGTACCAGTCAAACCTGTGCCAATGGTCAATGCATTTGTTGCTGTAGCTGTTACGGTAACTGATCCACCTAAACTTACGGAGGATCCATTGATTGTGATTGCACTGTTTGCCAATCCTACATTAGGAATTGTCGTACTAGCAGTCATGATGCCAGTGCCGTTACCGTACACATAACCAGTCAAGGTATTTGCACCAGTACCGCCACTCGCTACATTGAGCGTACCTCCAAGCACGATCGCGCCTGAAGTGCCCGTAGAAGGTGTAAATCCTGTAGAACCCGCACTGAAGGAAGTTACACCGCCCGCAAGCGAGAACTGCCTCCAAGAGCCAGCCGCATATCCGTCAAAGGTAGAGGTGGTAGTGTTGAAACGGAAGGCTCCATCTACGCCTAGAGGTTGCTGACCTGAGGTACCTGTAGGTATCCTCATAGCCCCTGTTCCGGGCAGTGTGGGGTTATCTGAAATACCGATAGTGGGGTCGCCGCTGGCGCCGTTTCCGTTCGCTACATCAATTTCGTTTGCAGTACCTTGGATATCACGACCTGCTAAAGTCGTACCCCCTGAGGAAAGAGCTAGCATGCCTGTGCCAGACAACCCAGCAAGGGCTAGAGGCAGACCTGACAAAGTCAGCGTAGGGTTACCAGATACGCCTGTTGCATTTGATATAGATAAACCCGCGCCTGAAGTCGCGATAGACCTAGCAACTACTGACGACGCGCCGCTTTTAACGATAACGCCCGTACCAGCGCTTTCCAAAGAGCCGCTCGCTCCGTTCAACACGATTTGCAAAGTTGACTGCGCGCCGTTGTCAGTTAGCCCTATTCCGGTACCGCCGGATAGTGCACGACTATTGGCAAGTTGCGGAGTCTGTACTACGGTCAGGTACTGGTACGGCTGCGAGGGGGAAGCGGAAATAGCCCCTGTCGTAGTCTGTACGGTCTGTCCGTTCTGTACAATAGGTACCGATTCAGTTCCAGTAATTGGACCTGCGGCAGGAAGTTGCGTTATCTGTACTTGTGCTGAAGGCATATTACGGGCTCAATATGTCAAGGTTTCCATTATCCTCTGGTGTCTGCGTGTTTTGCTGCGTAGAAATAATATACGCACCGTTCGGATCTGTGACCAAGTTACGGTCAGTATCCGCCACGGAGACATCAGGGCGCGGAAAACGGAGTTGAATCCGTTCGGTTTGTCTAGCCGGTAAGCGGTAAGGGTCTAACTGGTCAGCACAACCCTGATCACACACCTGCAAGCCAGGAAAATTAGGATCAGAACGCATTACCGCGTGGGCACGCTTCATCTTGCACCGATCGCAAACTGCGATGGCGATATCAGAGTATCCTAGGGTGTCAAGAAAGCGTGGCATACCCTTATTTTAACTCTAATTATCGAGAGTAGACGGATATGTTCGGAGCCCAGTAAATTGGTGACTTATCGCGTTCTTCTTGCTCAGCTTGATAGAGGTACTTCTCAGCTTGAGCTTCAAGATACGTAATACGTTGCAGATCAACTCCGGGCAACTCCATGCTCATCTGGTGAGCTAACATGGACTGCACAGCCAAGTACCACCGCTGCGGTATCTCTAACTCATCGGTTAGAGCGCCCACGTCTTGGATTTGACGTGAATACCAGACTGTCATCTGGATAAATGGGTCGCTGGGCGTTGGCCACAAATAAATTGAGGGCTGAGGAATAGTGCGGTCAAACCAGAACTGATACGGCTGGTTAGCTGTAAAGTTCTTGTTCGGTAAGTTCGTATAGTCATCACGGTTCAGACGAGCCATCTGTATTTCACGGCTGTTATTACCGACGAAGAACTCACGAACCTGAAGCGTACCGCCTCCAGTTTCACGCATACGGTAGTACTGCACCGATTGGCCAGGATCGATATCATACCACAGCCACTCATTATCTACCCACGTCTCGACGCCGGTATCCTCTAACAAGCTCCAAGTCGTACCGTCAGTGGAATACTCAAGATAGATACGGAAAGTTCCGGAAACTCCGGGCAATATTCCAATAGACCCTGCATATACTTCGTTATTGGTGCCGAAGTTTACTGCTATGTTCCCGTTCGGTGAGGTCTGCACGTCTTTTGTGGTTACATCATTGTCAAACGCATTGTTTGCAACACCTGACGAAGCTGAGTAACCCCCCGTAGGGCGATTTAGTGTGCGGTATAATACGTTGAGGGCATCTACCGCGCCTAGAGGCAGCTTGTAAATGTATTTATCAGCTTGTAAACCGATAACCTCTTTACTGATAGCCCAATAGTTGATACCGCGATTGACTAAGTTTGACAACAAAAAGAACAAAGACTCGCGAGAAGACAAGACTTGTTCAGATGTGAGTTCCTCAGCCAACTTGCCGCAGCGACGAGCGCCGTGGTCAATGAACTTCTGAACATTGACTACTGTTGTACCTACTGTTCCGCTAGTGCTCATACATCACCATCCTGGGCAATTCCATCGTTGCATAGAAGCTCTGGCTCTACTACCTTTTTCACTTTTCTCTGCAACAGGACCCATCCTAGCGCAGAACGAATCTCGCCTAGGACCGCCCTCAGGCTGAGGAGCTTTCAGGTTAGAGCCTGTTGCCGCGTTGTATTTCTTACGTCCTTTTTCAGTCAGCCCTGCTCCTTGAGACGCAGGAAGCGCTTCGCCGCGCTTGATACTAAGGCTGACTTCGCCGCCCTTTTTCAATTTGGCGGTTTTTGCTGAGTCTCTGAAGTCTTTAGCCGTTGGCGCACCTTCGCTACCTGGTTTGCGCATTTTTTCACCAGAGCCTTCAGCGATTCTTTTACGTTTTGCATGAATGTTGGCATAGAGCCCACCTTCCTTAAATTCTTTACCCTTGTCAGCTTTGACAAACTCTTTGCCGACTTTTTGAGGGACACCGCCAAAACCGCCCTTTGTATTGGCGGCGGCTTGCATCAATCGATGTTGGGCTGGTGATTTGCTTGGCATATCAAGGACCGTCTTTGATCAAGATGATGTTGAAGTAAGAACTCACTGCGTTGTTTGCGGCGGCTCCAATTGCACTTGCGCCCACACAGTTCTTTTCTGGAATTATGTAAGGCTGTACAAAATCAAACACAGCGGCGTTGTTGTTTACTGCGGCAACCGCACCAACACGCAAGATGTTGTCTGTGCCGTGTTGCTTTAAAAAGGTAGTGACAGAAGTCGAGCCAGTGGCTTGACCAGCAGAAATTGAACCTGTTGTCATGTAACCTGTGAAGCCTGCTGGAACACAGTAATGACCAGTCGTGCGCTGGTTGTAACCGATTGCAATGATGTCGTACAAAACTGCTGGGACACCCGATGTCACCGTGCCAGTGCCAGCATTGATGTTGCCTGCGTTTGCCCCGCCAGAGCCAACTGTGGCGACATAGAAACTGTTCACGTACAGGTACGAATTTGTTGTGTTGACTTCTGTTTGACCGTTCAATATCACGGTCTCGCTCACCACAGCAAAGTTGCCGTTTACGCCTTCAATAAAAACGGTTCGCGCACCAGTGCCAGCAGAGGTGTCGTTTGCGCTAGATGAACTGATTTTCAAGACGGATGCAGTTGTTGGATGCGGAATAAGACCGCCATCAGGCCAAATTGTTTCTTCAGATGTGTCCACATCTGGGTTGTATCCAAATACAATGACCGTGCTGTGGCCTTGAATTTGACCGCGAGAGACCTGCAACTCGAACGGTTCATATGCGCCTTGACGCGAAATAGATGAAATTACGGTTGCCATACGGCTCTCCAAAATAAATTAAAAGGACGGGAGCCGAAGCCCCCGCCTTATTTCAACAAACCACGCCGCCGCGCTTTTTACCAGTCTGGTATTTGCTGTAGACATCTTCTGTAGTTGCTTTTGCAGCCCGCATAGCAGGTGCATTCTCAGTTTCAAAAGTTTTCTGCAGACGTTTTTCAGTTGAGGTGACAGTGCCACCTTTCTTGAAAGTACCAGACAGTTGATTAATCGCAACTGGTGAACTTGGCTTCTTGGCTCCTTGAGGCATTGCTACGGGTCGACCAGAGTCAACTACGCCCCCCGTAGCATAGTGCTTTTTTGCGGCACCGCCTTTTTTGTAGCCACCAGCATTGCCCATCTTGACGTCACCTGTAGGCGCAGAATTATTGTCGGGTTTAGCCCCTACAACCTTCGTCGTCTTATTGGTCATCGTCTTGATGATGCCGCCGTCTTTGAAGCCACCTTGGCCATTGACTACGCCGCCTGTCTTATAACCACCTGGTTTCGTAGACTTAGCGATGCCGCCAGTCTTCAAGCCCATGTGACCCTTAGAAGCAGGTTTACCCTCATGCGATTTCAGCTCTTTCTCAATCTTGCTCATCTTAGACATTTCTGCCTTATGCATAGATTTAGTTTCGCCGCCTT